TTCAATAAATAGAGCAAATCATATTATAGAATTTGCAGAAAATTTTTGTAGACATAGCAAAGGTAAACAAGGTGGAAAAAAAATCATTCTTGAACTTTGGGAAAAAGCACTACTTGCTACTATATTTGGCTTTGTAAATATAAATGGTGTTAGAAAATACCAAAGAGCAGTTTTAATAATTGGCAAAAAAAATGGGAAATCTTTACTTGGATCAATTATAGGTTTATACCTACAAATAGGTGATAGTGAAAGTGGTCCAGAGGTATATGCAGTAGCTACAAAAAAAGACCAATCCAAAATAATATGGCAGGAATCAAAGTCAATGGTTAGAAAGTCTCCCACTCTAAAAAAGAGAATTAAGGCACTTACTCACGAATTAGATAGCAGAGAGTACAATGATGGCATATTCAAACCTCTTGCAAGTGATAGTGATACTCTTGACGGGTTAAATATACATGGAGTATTAATGGATGAATTTCATCAATGGAAAAACGGTAGACCTTTATATGACATTATGGCAGATGGTATAACAGCAAGGGAACAACCACTTATTTTTATGTGTTCTACAGCAGGAACAGTAAGAGAAGATATATATGATGAGATTTATGAAGAAGCAGAATTAACTATAAATAGCTATGAATTAGAAGATGGATACACTGATGAGCGTTCCATCTTTTTTATTTACGAGCTTGATGCAAGGTCTGAATGGACAGAAGAAGAAAAATGGTATAAGGCAAACCCTGGACTTGGTACTATAAAAAATCTGAGGACATTAAAAGAAAAAGTAGAAAGAGCAAAGGAAAATAACTCACTTGTAAAAAATCTTGTCTGTAAGGAATTTAATATCAGAGAAACATCAACAGAAGCATGGCTAAATTTTGATGATATAAATAACACCGCATTATTTGATATAATGAAACTCAAACCAAGTTATGGAATTGGTGGTTCTGACCTATCAAGTACAACAGACCTTACATGCGGAACAATTATATTTATGATGCCTAATGATAGTAATATATATGTTGAACAAATGTATTTTTTGCCTGAGGATTTATTAGAGCAAAGAGTAAGAGAAGATAAGATACCTTATGACAAGTGGCAAGAGCAAGGAATACTCAGAGTATCACAAGGGAATAAGGTGCATTATAGAGATGTCAAAAAGTGGTTTGTGGAGATGAAAGAAGTTTGCGATATATATATACCTTTTCACGGTTACGACGGTTGGAGCTCAACGTATTATGTAGAAGATATGAAAGACTATTTTGGAAAAAATGCAATGGAACAAGTAATGCAAGGGAAAAAGACCTTATCAGCACCAATGAAAAGCTTGGGAGCTGACTTAAAGGCAAAAAAAGTAATATATAATAACAATCCGATTTTGAAATGGTGTCTTGCAAATGTCACTGTAGACAGAGACAAGAACGACAATATACAGCCGATTAAAGGCAGTAACTCAAAACGTAGGATAGACGGCTTTGCAAGTCTATTAGACGCTTATGTTGTACTTGAAAGACACTATGATGAATATATAAGTTTAATTTAAAGGGGGTGAAAAAAATAAAAGTAATAGACAAAATCAAAAATATTTTCAAAAACAATATGGTTACTGTTACAAGCTACAAAATGATTACTGAATCAGGAAGTGGCTTTTTTAATTATGACGGAAAATTGTATAAATCCGACATAGTGAGGTCGTGCATCAGACCAAAAGCACAAGCTATAGGAAAAATCTTAGGAAAGCATATAAGAGAAGATCCTAAAAGTGGAATAAAGGTAAATCCTGAGCCATATATAAGATTTTTACTTGAAGAGCCAAATCCATTTATGACAGGACAGGTTTTGCAAGAGAAATTGACTGTTCAACTAATGCTTAATAATAATGCCTTTGCATACATTCAGCGTGATGAGAACGAATTTCCCATTGCAATATATCCGATTAACTCTTCAAATGTCTATCTATTACAAGATGACAGCTATAATCTATATCTTAGATTTTTTACAAAAAATGGAAAAAGCTATACATTCAAATATTCGGATGTAATACATCTAAGACGTGATTTTTGCAATGATGACATATTCGGAGACAATCCTGCTCCGGCACTAACTCAACTTATGGAAGTCGTGGGAACAACAGACCAAAGCATTGTAAATGCTATAAAAAATTCATCTGTAATAAGATGGCTTTTAAAATATCACGTTGCAATGAAACCTGAAGATTTGAAAAAGCAGACAAAAACATTTGTTGATGATTTTTTGAAAATTGAAGACGGTTCAGGCGGAAATTCCACAGGAGCAGCAGCGACTGACTCAAAATTTGATGCACAACAAGTAGATCCTAAAGATTATGTACCGAATGCACAGCTTGTAGATAGGACAACACAAAGGATATACAGCTTTTTTAATACAAATCTGAACATTGTACAATCTTCTTACAATGAGGATGAGTGGATTTCATATTATGAGGCTGAATGCGAACCTGTTATAACTCAACTATCAGGAGAGTATACAAGAAAACTATTTACAAGACGTGAAAGAGGATGCGGAAATAAAATAGTATTTGAAAGTTCAAATTTAACATTCGCAAGTATGTCAACAAAATTGGGTTTAGTTCAATTTGTTGATAGAGGAATATTGAATCCAAATGAAATTAGGGCAATACTCAACCTTGCACCAATTGAAAGTGGAGAGCAATATATAAGAAGATTAGATACAAGACCTACAGATGAATAAAAGGGGGTGAATAAATGGCAAAGGTAAGGATAGCAGGTACAATCGTATCAAATGACGAAAAATGGATATATGATTGGTTTGACATTGACGCATTTTGCATTAATGATTTGCTAAAAGCTATAACTGATGATTATGAGCTTTTAGAAATTGAAATTAACTCTCCGGGCGGTAGTCTTTTTGCCGGAAGTGAAATTTATACAAAGATAAAAAATCATAAAGGCAAGAAAACAGTAACGATAACTGGACTTGCTGCAAGCTGTGCATCCATTATAGCAATGGCAGGAGATGTAGTAAAAATGTCTCCAACCGCTCAAATGATGATACACAACGTATCGTCATACGGAAGTGGAGACTATAGAGATATGGAGCACTTAAGCACAGTATTAAAACAAGCAAATGAAGTAGTAGCAAATGCATATATGCTCAAAACAGGAAAAACCAAAGAAGAACTACTATCAATGATGAATAGTGAAAAGTGGTTTACACCACAAGAGGCAAAAGAACAAGGTTTCATAGATGAAATTTTGTTTACTGAAAATAACACAAGCAACAATCTGCAATTAGTTGCAGGATTTAAACCAAATATAATACCTGCTCAAATAATAAGTAAAATGAAAATAGAAAAAGAGCAGGAACAATTAAATTTATTAAAGTTAAAGGAGATAATGTAATGAAAAGAAAACAATATGTTAAACTAAGAAATGAGAAATTGACAAAAGCACAAGAATTGTTGGATGCAGGAAAGTTTGAAGAACTAAAAGCAATCAAAGAAGAGATTGAAAAGCTTGACAATGATTTTGAAAACATAGCAAAAGAACAGGCAAATCTTGCTGCATTAGAGGGCAAAGTTGCTAACATTGATATATCAAATCAATCTGTAGATGTTCCAAGTGCAAAAGTTATTTCTGACATTAAGCAACAAGAAGATATATCTTATGAAACTGTATTCGCTAAAGCTGCATTACTACAACCTTTGAATAATGAAGAAATAGCAATATACAACAAGTACAACCCTGAAAATGTATATGTTCACAATACTACTAATACAGAAATAATGATACCGAAAACAGTAGTGGAAGGTATTGAAAACACTATGAAAGAATTGCATCCTATATTAAATGACGTGCAATCAACACATATAAAAGGTATAGTAAAGTATGTGAAACATACTAAAGTGAAAGACGGAGACGCTGATTATTATACAGAAGATACAGAAGTAAAAGATGAAGAAAATGAATTTGCAGAACTTACTCTTGGAGCTAAAGAACTTGCAAAATCAGTAACGGTGACTTGGAAATTACAAGCAATGGCTATAGATGAGTTTATCCCATATATTCAAAGAGAATTAGGCGAAAGAATGGGAAATGCTAAGGCAAGAGCATTTGTAAATGGTGCAGGAGACGCTAAATATCCACAAGGCGTTGTAACAGCAATAAAAGCTGAAAGTGGAACACCGCAAAAGGTGGAATTTACCTCAGCAACAGGACTAACATATAAAGATATTACAAATGCTATGTCAAAAGTAAAATCAGCATATAAGAGTGGTGCTAAAATATATGCAAATAATACTACTGTTTGGAATGTACTTGCAAACATAATGGATAAAATGGAAAGACCACTGTTTATACCTGATGTAACAGTCGGTGGAGTTGGTAGGATATTAGGTGTGCCTGTCTTTGAAGAAGACGCAATGAAAGATAATGAAATACTAATAGGGAATATGGCAAGTGGATATAAGGAAAATGTTCAAGAGGGAATGAAACTTGTAACAGACCAACACGCAAAGGCAAGAACTACAGATTTTGTAGGATATGAAGTGCACGACGGCGGAGTGTACGATACAAAAGCATTCGCATACATTGTAAAGGGGGTTTAGTAAATGAAATATAGAGTTATAGATGGTTTTTTGAACTCTAAAACTCAAGAATATATCCCTGTTGGCACAATACTGACAGACAGTGAGCCAAGAATAAAAGATTTTATAGCTGCACATGTTGTCGTGGTCATAGAAGATGAACCAATTGAACTTACAACTACTCAAATAAAGCAAATACTTGATGAAAAGGGTATTGAGTATGACAAAAAAGCCAAAAAAGATGAGCTGTTAAAATTATTAGAGGGAGTGGAATAATCCACTCTCTTTTATTTAAAAGGGCGTGGTGATTATATTGCTTGAAAAAATTAAAAACTCTCTAAGAATCAAGCACAATGCTATAGATGAAGATATACAAGAACAAATAGAAGCTTGTAAATTGGATTTAAATCGTGTTGGAATAAAAAAAATAAATGAAGATGA